ACCGACTGAATGAACTGCATCATCGACTCGGCGGCCTCGACGCGCTTGGTCGAGTAGGACGGCCCAGCCTCCACTACGATGTCGTACTTGCCCTGATTGATGTCGATGCTCTCAGGGTGGTTTGGGTCGTTAATGCGCTGAACCTTTGTCGTCTCGTCCTCGCCGACAACGCGGATCGTGCGGGCCGTGTCGAACGTGATCGGGATCAGTTGGTTGACGACGCGACCGCCCTCCGCGATCCCCGCTTGCAGGTTGTCGTGGTAGACGTAGGTGGCGACATCGCCTTCCTTCTGGCGAGCGAGAATGGCCTTGCCGGAGGTTTCGTTCGACCGGGCGCCAAGGCTTGCGTCGTGCAGGCCGGTGACATCCTTCATGTCCTGCGAATTGAGCGCGGCCTCCTGAAGCACGGCGGCCGGCATTTGGGGCGGGGACGTGCGGGTCGGCGGGTTGCCGGGCTGCCCTTCGTAGATCAGCAGCGGATCGTCGGATTTGGCCGCGTTCCTGAAGTCGTCCTCGCGATCATCAGGGACTTGCGAGGAGTGGGCGAGCCACTTTTCCTTCGGGGCCAGCGCCAGCATCTCGGCTGACACCGAGCGCCAGTAGTTCATCAACCGCTGCGGGTCCTTGGCGAACCGCACCAGGCCGAAGCGAACCTTCTTCTCCCCGACGTTGATCTCCCAGCCGGGAACGCGGATGATCGGTACGCGGTCAATGGGAAGCTCGAACGGCCCCTCAAGGATCGCGTGGCCGGTAATCAGGTACATGCAGGCCGTCTTGCGCCGAGCGGTACGGGTCTGGACTGGCTTGACGCCCTTGGGAAGCTTGTCCTCGGGAACGACCGCGCCACCCTCCAGCAGGGCCAGCTTGAGCGGTTGGGTCTTGATGACCCAGTATTCCGTCACCTTCACGGTGTCGGTCGTCATCCACCCCCGCGTTTGCAGCAGCGGAACATCGAGGTCCGAAGGCTTGTCGTCCGGATACTGCGCCTCGAACGCCTTGCGCGGCCAATCGTCCTGCACGAAGCAGTAGCGGGCGTCGCGGCCCGTGGGCTCGATCAGCAATGGATCCCAGACAACAGCGAACGGATTGGGAATGCGCTCAATGGCAATATCGCGGTCGAAGCCGTCTTCCGAGGCGTACTTCAGGCTAATGCGGTAGTTGCCGATCCCGCAGCCGACCTGCGACTGTCCGGCGGACGCATAGACGCCCTGCGCATCAGAGCTGCGTTCAATGGCGCGGATCAGGCCCTCACGGATTTCGGCGAGTTCCTTGTCGGCGTCCTCGGCGGGGCGAACCCGAATGGCGGGCCGGTTGATCCTGATGTCGCCGACCACCTGCGCCACGAACTGCGGCAGGCGGTTGATAGTCAGGCAGGGACGGCCCTTGCGGCTGGTGAGCGCACTGTCGTCCCATTGCTTGCCGGCCAGGAACTCCAGGTCTTCCAACGCCGCGTCGCGGTTCTCGCGGTCAGCGTCGACGGCTTCCTGAAAGCGCTCGCGGGCTTCCTTTAGGAAGGCGGCCTCGTCCTCGTAGCCCTCGGGGATTTTGCGGGCGGGTGACTTCGTATCGGCCATCACATCCCCATCCATGAACCGGCTTGCTGCGGTCGGCGCGCTTCCCGCTTCTGACGCGGCTCTTCATAGGCGACGCACATCGTTCCAAAGGCGTCAGCCGGATCGCTCGCCCAGTCGTGTTCGGGGCCAAGGCCGACGTTGCGGTTTTCGTCGCGGCGCTCGTGATAGGCCGCCAGCGCCTTCAGCCCGCTCGCGACCGGCGGCGTGTCGTTGAACCAGATGCGCGGGAACAGCCGCCTAGCCGCCTCAACTCTCTGAAGCGCGGCGCCCTTGCCCTGGTTGGGCACGATCTCGACCGTGAAGCCTGCCGCTTCCAATTGCTCTTGCGCCGAGCCTTTGGCGATCAGCGTCACATGCACCCCGTCGTGCGGCAGGAAGCACAGTGCATCGCCCCAGCCGCGCGCACGCAACTGCTCGATGTAATAGCCCATCTCCTGACCACGGCCCTCGATGTAGTCGAGAACCCTGATCTCACGGCCGACAAACTGGGCTATCCAGATCGCCGTAGCATCGCGCCGGCCAAGGTCCCAGGAGGCGCGGACGCGGAGGATCGGGTCTTTCGCCAACGGCGCGATGCGACCGTCTTGTCGAACATCCGCAAGCTGGGCGCTGTAGTAGGCGCCCTCTATCGCCTGCACATAAGACCCGCCCCAAACGTGAGCGGCCATCGCAGGGTTGACCTTGTAGTCGTGCTCCATTTCCGCCTGAAGCGGCGTGTCGCAGAAGAACGGGTTGTCCTTGTAGCTGACCTCACGGACGATGCTGTTGGGCGGTGGCCCGGCAGGTCCGCGAAACAGTTGGTCGATAGGGTCGTGGTCGAATTCCGGATTCCAGCTCCAGATCATCCGCGAGCCGGGCTTGCGCATGGTCGGGCGGATCAGGCGAATGGACCGAGACGAGAAGCGGTTGGCCTCCTCGCCCCAGAAGATGTCGGCCCCCTCCAGTGACTTCAGCGCATCGGGGTTGCGCCACATGCCCTTGTAAACGAACCTACCGCCGTTCTTGGCGCGGGTTTCGTCCCTCAGCGCCTCGAAGTGATCTTCCAGCCCGTAGTCACTGATCTTGTCCTCGATCAGCTGCTTGACGCTGTCTCTCAGGCTTTCCTGAATCTCGCGAGCGCAGACGATGCGCAGCGGTTGCGCCGCCGCCTGGATCACAAGCGAGCCGCCAATCGAATGCGACTTGGCCCCGCCGCGACCGCCGAAGTAGGCGTAGTCCCGATACTTTGGGTCGAACAGCTCCCGAAACGCGCTCGGGATTTGCGCCTCAGACAAACGTCACCGTCAGAGAGGTCTTGATCGGGGCATCGCCCTCGTCACCGCCGACGTGCGCAACCTTGTCGCCGTAGTCCTTTGGCGCCAGCTTCGATGCGGCCCACTTCAGCGCGTCCATTTCTAGCCGGGCGAGCTGCGCATCCTCCGCGTTCTGGGCAACCTCGACAACGCGCTCGGCGTAAACGTGCGCCTGCTCTTCCCGCGCACGCGCGTATTGGGCGCGGAACTCGGCGCTCTGATTTCTCCACCGACGAACCGTGCTGCGATCCGGCATCGTTTCAGCTTCGCATATCTCCCGCAGACTGATGCCGTCGGCGAGGAGTTCGCATATCTCATCGGCAATCTCGGGCGTGAACTCGCTTGGCCGCGCCATTATTCACCGATCGGTCTATTCACTCACCCATCGCATGAGGATTGCCCATGCGAGGAGGAGAAGGGTTGTGGTCACTGCGGCGTCTCGTGATCTGGGTGGGTCGAAACGTCTTCGTCAGCTTCTTCAACAGTGATGCGGCCGGAGGCTACGCCGAGCATGATTTCGACAAGATCGGCTATCCGTTCAAGGGCTAGGACAGCACGTTCGGCGAAGTCGTCTTCCTTCATGCGGCTAGCGCATACGGAATGGGAAACGACCAGCCTTGCCAAACAGCAACCGCCACACGTTCTTTCAGCCGGCGGCGCTCCTGAAGGTCAGCCTTGCGATTGGCCCTCAGTTCGAACTCAGCAATAGCCGCATCGCCTAACAGCACGGCAAGCTCGCTCTCAGCCTGGGTGTCGCGCATGGGCTTCCACACTTCTGTTGAGTTGGGAATTACCGCTCGGGAAGATGGCTCGGTGATTGGAGCCGTATCGCACCAAATCTTCCCGAGCGGGATAGCCTATGCGGCCTCGGCTACACCGGAAAGGCACGGCGCTGGATAGCTTACGCGCTCGTCTCCGAGGGGATAACCGAGGCGCTTAGCTGCACTCCGGCGGACCTGCTAATGAGAGACCCAACGGCAGCGCCCGACATCTGGGCTCTATGGGAATCGCTGTCGGCTCCGGAGCGCGCACAAGCAGTGGAGATACTGAGGGTGCTTAAACGAACGGGAACCTAGAGATACGCGACGTAGCTCAACGGATAGAGCGTCGAGGCTTACTTAATAGGTTAGTTGGTTGCCGCCTCTAACTTATTGCCTCGGAGGTTGTGGGTTCAAGTCCCGCCGTCGCGGCCTTGCGCTCCGCGCGCAGCTCTCGAACTTGCGCGAGTGTGCCCTATCTCGTGGCCACGGTCAATAGGTTGTGTGAGTCAGTTTGTCGCACCACCATTAGGCGGCAACTTTGGCCTCTAGCGCGTCGTAAGCGTCCCGCAGGCTGACGCACGCCGAGCGCACTGCGCAGCCTTGGGCGTGGTCATGGGTTTCGCCGGTCACATAGGCAACGATCTCGCGCCAGTTGGTGAAGCGCAGGGCGTTGGGATGCAGCAGCTCGTTCAGCAGCCACCACTCCCGCTTTCCTAGGCGTTGAGCGACGTTGCGGACGTTCTCGTCGGCCGCGATCATGGCGTCCATGCGCCCGGTGTTGCGCGTCCCATCCACACGCTCCAGCGGTCGGCCGCGGTCGTGCAGATTCAGGCTGACCAGCATGTCCCGCTCAAGACGACGAGCAGCGTCGTAGCAGCCGATAAACGGCTCTTTGCGCATACTGGATTTCAGTGCTGAGAAGGCGTCCAGGCGGCGCACGCTGTCCTCGTCCACCTTCTGCCGATCCCGCTCGTCGCCTTTGCGGGTGACTTCGATGTCCGTGTTCATCGGCAGGAACGCCGCATCGCCCTGAAGGCCAACCACCTCGAAGTCCGCAATCCGCTTGGGGCGGCTCGGCGCGGACGGCTTGTTCTTGCGCGGCTTTCCCATACCCGTTCCCCGACTTGAAGTGGTTGAATCGTAAGGTGATTTGGATATAATGACGAGATTATTCTGTGCACGCGGTCAGTGTGCTGAGGTCGCGCATACGGTTCAGGTGGGTTTTGATGAGAT